GATACTGCGCTCAAAGCACCAGTAGAAGCATTATAGGAAACTGGGCTAGTAACAGAAATTGAAGCTACTGTTTGCGTTCCAGAGGTTGCAGATGAACCAACTACATAATAAGTAGTATTACTACTAGTCGGTGTTACAGTAGCACCAGCAGCAACTTGGGTCCATGTTGGGGCAGAACCACTACCATTACTTTGTAAATAGTATCCAGAGGTTCCGTACTGACCATTAAACGCTACCGCATTACTAGTATTAACAGTAATTGCATCGGTTGCTTGGGAATTTGTAACAACGTGTAGGTTATTTGAACCAATTGTTCCAAGAACCATATCTGTGCTTCCAGATAAGAAATAAGCATATCCAGAAGCATTAACAGCGCCTACGCCAGTATATCCAGAAGAATTAATACCTACAGTTGCAAAGTTTGTAGATGCCGTACCGTTGTTGTTATATGCAATAAATTCAGCAGATGCTTGTGTGCCACTAGATGTATTTTGAATAACATTTTGGAAATAGCTGTTAGTAGATGCCACTGAACTCATTACGATGCCAGTATCACTAAAGTTCATTACTCCACCAACCGCAATTACACCTGAATTTAATGTGGCTGTAAGCGATTGATTTGGTAAACTCAGAATGTTATTTGCATCTAAATTAACAGATTTAGAAGATGGATAATCTACCCAAACGGTTACAGTTCCGCTAAATGTAACAGCAGTATTAGAATTGCTAGATTGCAATACTGTGGTGCGTGTCAATAAAGTGGACGATGTTAATGTTCCTAACCCAGTTTCCCAGTTAGTTCCATCTGTTGCGGCATAGTAAGTCGTGTTTCCAGTTGTTAAAGTGGAAAAGGCTTGATAGCCAACAACCGTTCCCGTTAAAGTAAAACTAACGGTGGTGTTGGCTGTACCAGTCTGTAGGACACGATCAGCGAACTGTAAAGCCATAAAAGGCTCCTAATTAAGACGTTGCAGTAGTTGTATAAGTAACAGCGATTGAGTCACCGTTTGCTACAATTTTGCTACCACCAGTAAAGCTACCAGCACTGTATAAAATACCAGTAGTACCTGTATCTTTTGTCGCTGAAGCAGAAGCGCCTGAGTTAATAAAACAACCAAATACTGTACCACCGCTTGTCATAGAGAATGTCAAAGCACCAGCCGCTTTAGATACTACGTTGCTTGGTGATGCAGAGCCATTGTTTGATGCAGCGGTCCAGCTTGGAGATTGACGGTTACCCGTATAAGCAGGAGCATTTGATCCGCCAACTTCAATCCAACCAGCGTGTGAACTCATTGTGTCAGATTGGAAATAGTTAGCAGTAGAAGATGCGCTTCCTACCAATCCAAGATAGTTAGCACCAGAAGAAGTGCCGCCACCAGTACCAGTTGCACCAAAATAATAATCAAATAATGCTCCTTTACCAACAGCAGTTACCAAGTTAGGAGCTTTGTCTTCCCACTTTAGATTGCCGTTACTATCGTAACATTTAACGTCATAAAAACCTTGCATTCCCAGAAATTCTTCTGTTTCTGCACCTCTGGTAATACTAGCAGTGCTAATATCGCCAACGTTTGATTTTTCCATTTAAAACTCCTTAACTAATTGTCAGTACTGCTGTTGTTGATGTTGCCGTGGGGAAAGTCACGGTAAAGGTTTTTGAACTGGTAATCGTGCTACCAAAATTCAAGATAAAACAAGCTGCGCCAGTGGTGCTATTATAAACTAAAGCCCCATTTGCTGAAAGGCTTCCAGTCCAAGTTACGTTGTTAAACGAGATATAAGCTATGTTATTGGTCGTATCTTGGGTTGGCGGGACAGAAATGGTCAAAACTTGACCTCCTGCCGTATAGCCTGTGCCAGTTACCTCGTTGGTTGATGTATAGGCGGTGGTCGTATTATTTAAATTGGCGTTACCGTTATAAAGGGCTATTTTGTAGGTATAAGGAGAGCTTAGGGTAAAGTTCTCCAAACCAGACAAAATGTTGGCTTTAAATAGGGTGGTTTGACCTTGTACGATTGGCATTATGTATTAACCTTTAACTTGGTCTGACCATCACGGTAAGCATCGCCACGCTCCAGACCATCGCCAAGACGTTTCATCTCATTAAGCGCTTCTTGGAACTTTTCTTCATAGTATTTAACAATGTCCTGCTCCTGCTTTTGGAAAAGCATTGCTTCACGCATAGCACCATAGAAAAGTACAGGATCGTAGTTATCGCCAAGCCAGCTTTGACCTTGTGCGTTATTAACAGTAGCTACGCCCACAGAAAATCCAGATCCAGAACCACCAATGTTAGCGGTTGCTACACTTAATGAATCGCCAACCTGATAAAAGCTACCACCATTTTGCAATGTTACGGATGCCACGTTACCAGTTGAATTGACCAAAATGTCGCAAGTTGCGCCTGATCCTGACCCGCCTGTCATTGGAATATTTTGATACAAGCCCGGACTATACAATGTACCAGCGGTAAAAGTAGCGTTTAAAGTCGCTACAACGCCCTGAACAATCGATACTGGATAGTAAAAATAATGTAGTTCTGTGTTATATGATGAGTCGGGAGTAGGACCAACAATGGCGGTTAACTCATTAACATTATTAGTAGAACTGCCAAAAATAGCGTAGTACTTAGGCAAAGACCAAGATGTTGAGCCATTGTTAGGGTACGCTTCACGAATAAAATTGACATCTTTATTTAATAAATAGGTATAGTTTCCACTACTATCAACTACCGCTAAGGAATAAGTGGCAAGCCAGTCAAACGGCAAAGTTAAATACTGGTTACCAGATGTTAAATTTCCCAATACGTTTTTGCGTAGTGATGGAATTTGAACTGAGTTATATACACGAGTTTCAGCCTGTATTACAAAAAATGGAATATTTGCTACAAACGTACTTTCGTTCGTCTGTGCGTAGGTCTGAATATTGTTATATAACGTTTCGTAGTTCATTATGCCATTGGTCCACGTGCTTTACGACCCTTTTCCGCAGCGCCATTGCCACGGGTTTCAAGTCCTTCATCCTTAACATAGTCAAAGTGACCGATGCTTACACCACCGTTTAAAGGTGTCCAAGCTTTGCGAGTAGGCATCATTACTTCAAAACCAATGTCCGCTTGAGTCAAAGTCTTGCCGTCCATTTTGTGTGGACGAGCATATGCTTCTGCTGGCTCGTTGGTTTTACCCATTTGATCGCCCAACAAGATAGATGGACTATCTTTTTTAGTTGGTTTGATTTGCTTTGCCATATTAACGACCTCTTGAAGAAGATTTTTGATTGGTAACACGAGCCATATTGCGACCCATGCTACGCAAGTTAGACTGGGTTACACCACCCTTAGCCATTTTCTTAACGTCCATTCCGCCTTTTTTAAGCTTGAGTTTGGTGTGCTCACCTTTGTGCTCTTGTTTATCATGCTGTTTAAACGCTTTTTTAATTTCCGCATCAGCAGTTTTTTTATCCTGCTTGATGTCTTCTTTTTCACTCATCATCTTTGCCATTTTTTACTCCTAAGTTGTTGATATTGTTACTGAATTTATCTTGCCTTTGCCTACTAAATCATTAGGAGTAAGCGTCCTATCGTACTGACTTGCACCACCAACAGGATACCAACCCCATTGAATAACTCTGCTACCACCTTCGGGGAAACCAGCTTGTGTAACACTAGTTCCACCGCCCTGATTAATTTGCAATCCGCTCGGTCCAGAAGCGTAATAACTAATATCAGGTCTTGGTTCACGTACCGCCTGTGGATCATTTACTGGATACATACCCAGTCTTAACTGAGGATGATCAGGATCCCAACATTCGGGGCAAACCTTAATACTTACCAACTTGGTCTTGATAGTCAGTTTTTTTAATTCAACTAACTTATATCTTTGACCGCATCTGTCACACTCCGCAATTGCGTGTTTACCACTTGCATACCTATTCGGCATGATTACCTCGCATAAAACAGATTACGAGGCACAAAACGTATTGAAACCATTTCCCTATCTTCTTCTACTGCTTGCTCAAGCTGCTCCGCATAGTCTGCTTTAAGAGCCAAAACACGCTGAGGATCAATGCCTTGTATTTTTAAAGACAGGTAATACGCTAAACCAGCAACCATACAAGTAATCCAGCGGAATGGGATATCTTGAATAAATACACCCGTTCCAGAATCTTGTATTCTTCTCATTCTCCAATAAACCAATGTATATGGCGTAGAATTATCAGGGGTGGGCCATACAGCAAGAAAAGGCAACTGTTGGTTATAAATCTGTGCGCCTTGGGCATGAGAAGCGGCAGTAGTATTATACTGTCCACGATAGCAATTTAATAGTTGATTACCCGAAATATTGACGTAACCAATAATCTCGTTATCAATTTGAATATAGCCAGTAGATCGAATATTAGCCGTAGAGCTAAGAGTGATAGCAGTGTCAGAGGCTGTAATAGCACCAGCCAAAGTGACTCCAGAATAAATGTTTGCATTACCCGTTTGGCGGTTGTACCAAGTTTGGATTGGTCTGCCATAGGTTAACTTGTTCGGAATAGTTGAATATGTTGACTCAGAAATGCGGTTTAAATTGATATCTTGTTGATTGCTTGCACTAGCGTTATTGGTTCTAGTGATTAAATCTAAAATATCAATTGTGTCAGTTTCTACTGGGTATATAGCTTGACCATATACCATAGGAATAGAAACCTCTTCAACCGTCCAAAGGTTAATACCTCTATTAGCCCACTCAATAGTTAATAGATTGATAGACCGCTTGGCGGTTCTTAAATCATATCCAGTACGTAATTGCGAGCCACAACGCTCAAAAGCCTCTTCTACAAGGTCAGTGAGGTCAAGGTTAAAGGATGATGCACCACTGGTATAAGCCATTATTTAGCCGTTTTAAGCCACGTTTTGTTCAGTTGATACTGGGGTAGCCACTGCTGCTTGAACGGGCGCTACAGGCGCTTCTACAGGCGCAGGAGCGGGAGTTTCTAGGTGAGCTTCTACAGTCTTTAATAATGCTTCGGATGTTGGGTTAGCAGCACCATAAATTTGCATTTCATGACGGATTGCCTTTTTTAAAAGATCCAATACGTGTTCTGCTTCATCTTCAAAATGTTGGAATAAACTCATTTTATGATACCTTCCTATATGCTTTTGTTTTTTCTTTAATACCTTTTGGTTGCGCTACAAACTGCTTACCTTTTGCCTTACCTTCACGTTTAGCACGTGTTGTTGCGGCATACTCCTGTGGACTTAAAGCTTTAATAGCCTTTTCTGGTAAATAACGCTCTCCTGTTTTACTAGAAGGTTTGCCAGACTTTGTTCTCCACTTTTGCTCGCCCCAAGCCTTTAAAGATTTTTGGGGTTTTGCAAGACTGCTCATTTGTAACCTCCGCCAGCAGCTTTATACTTTTTAGCTACCAACTGTGCTTTTCGTGCTGACCATTTACCCGCCCCAGTTCCCTGAGTAGCCGCAGCTTTAACTTGTGCAACTATGCGTTTGCGCAAGCTAGGCTTTGTATAATTTCCAGCAGCGTTTACTTTGCCGCCTTCTTTATACATATCTACAGCGTTAGGATCATCCTTACGTTGGATGACCTTTTTCTTAGGCATTTTGGAAGGGGCTATATCGCCCATTCCACGGGAAGCCATCATTAGCCAACTACTTTCATAGAGCCAGTCTTGCCGCCACCGCACATAGCTTTTACGTGCTCATGGTGCTTTTTGTGACCAGCAGCGTGTTTGCCATACATTTCATGGTGGTGTGCGTGTCCATCGCCACCATGATGTTTTTCTACATGGTGTACATGATGAATGTGGTCGCCAGACTTTTCATTCATTAGTGGTGGGTGATCATTTTTCATAATATTTCCTTAATTAGCAGTATTTACCAACTGTTTTACCACGTTGTGCAATGCCATCAGCACGGCTAGAAGCAGTACCACCAGCAGCCATCTTTTTAACTTTGCCGCCTTTTTTCATGCCACCTTCAATACCAATTTCTTTGCCAGAGTCACCTAAATTTTTACCTTTAGTATGACCTTTTTTCTGAACGGCAGATTCACCAAACTTCATTTTTTTGTTAGAACCAGCTTCTACGTCTTTAGACATATTTTTTGATCCCATGGTTTCACCACCCATTGCCATTTTCTTTTTCATTTTTCCACCCTTTTTAAAAGTTTTGCCCTTGTCGGCTTTGCTAAAATCCTCGCCAACAGAGCGAGGGATACCTACTTTCTTGGCGAATGCTGGATTATGAGCAACCGCCTCCATTAGATTGTGTTGTTTTTTAGATACACTAGGCATTATTAGTCCCATGAATCAATCTGTCAATCTTTTCTTCCAACTTGTTAAAACGTTGGTCAATATGATCGGTTATACGTTGTACTTCGCTATTAGTTACATAATCCCTAGCCACTTCTTCTCTAGTGCGATTTAATAACTTTTCTAAAGAATCTATTTTATTAAGTTTTTCTTTTACAAAAAATCCAATGATGGCAATAACTACAGTTAAACCAGCATTCCAAAATTGCATTAAGCCGTCCATTAGC